GATAATAATTCTACATCTTTACCAACATCTGAATTTAAAACAGGAGGATTACCAATCAAATCTATTTCAGAGAGAATTAAAGGAAAAGAGGGTCGAGTTACAAATAATGTAATGGGTAAACGTGTCGATTTCTCGGGGCGTTCTGTTATTACAAGTGATCCTAATATTAATATTGATGAAATCGGTGTTCCATTAAAAATGGCTAAAATCCTAACTATACCTGAAGAAGTAACACCAAGAAATATAGAACATTTAACACTATTAGTTAAAAAAGGACCGGAGAACTATCCGGCAGCTAATTATGTAACAAAAATAGTATATATTAATGGAAAACCGATTGAACAAAAAATAGATTTAAGTTTTAGAAAAGGTAATATTAAACTTTCATATGGAGATATTGTTGACAGACAAATTGTAAATGGTGATTATATTCTATTTAATCGTCAGCCAACTCTTCATAAGCCTTCTATGATGGGTCATAAAATTCATGTATTAAATAGAGATGATAGTAATACATTTCGTATGAATGTTAGTGTTACAGAACCATATAATGCTGATTTTGATGGTGATGAAATGAATTTGCATTTAGGTCAAACTATTCAAGCAAGAAATGAATTAGAATATATCGCTAATGTAAAATATCAAATTATTGGTGCTAAAGATTCTAATCCAATTATTGGTTGTGTTCAAGATACAGTTGCGGGTGCTTATACATTAAGTTTAGATAAAAAGATCAGTAAAGATTTAGTATCAAATATACTTAGTATTACTAATTCACAATCCCAATATAATCTTGATAAAAATAAAGATTATTCTGGCAAAGAACTATTTTCATACATTATTCCCGATGGAATTAATTCAAAAAAACAAGGATTTCAAATTAAAAACGGTGAACTTATCGAAGGTAAATTAGGTAAAACCGAATTGTCAAAAAAGAAGAATAGTATTATTCATTATGTATGGGATAAATATGGTCCAACAGAAACAAAAGATTTTATTGATAACGCGCAACGGGTAATTCTTTATTATTTATTAAATAAAGGCCTTACAGTTGGATTTAAGGATATCATTTTAGAAAAAGAAATGGATAATAAAATTAGTAATCTAGTTGAGACTAGTATTTTATCAGCTAAAAATAAACTAACTATGTTTGAAAATGATAAAGAAAATTATAATCCATTACTATTAGAAGAATTACAGAAAGCTGAGTTAAATAGTATATCGTCAAATATTGGTAAGATGCTATTGGATGTGTTAGATGATGATAATGGATTAAAAACTATAATAAAATCGGGCGCGAAAGGTTCTGCGATTAATATTGCACAAATGAGTGGTTGTTTAGGACAAACGGTTGTCGAAGGACAGCGTATTAAAAAACGTGTTAATAATAGAACTTTACCATTATTCCATCAAAATGATGATACACCAAAAGCACGTGGATTTGTCTCTTCGAATTTCTTAGATGGATTAAAATGCCATGAATTTTATTTTCACGTAATGGCTGGTAGAGAAGGTCTTATTGATACAGCACTTAAAACGGCTGAGACTGGTTATATTCAAAGAAAAATTGTAAAAAGTCTTGAAGATTTAATTGTTCGTTATGACGGTGTTGTAAGAACCGGTCATGGAAATATCATTCAATTCTTATATGGAGAAAACGGAATTGACCAAATTAAACAAACACAGGTTAAGTTTAATATTATAAATATGAATAATGATGATATTAAAAAGGAATTACTTTTTAGCGATTCTGAAATTAAAAAAGTAAAAGGTAAAAACGTAAAAGAATTAAATGATAAATTAATGAAACAATTTACTAAAATGAGAGATATGCTTAGAAAAATTTATTTTGTTTCAACTAGTAATTATAAAGTTATAGAAGATGAATTTTATTGTCCGATTAACTATAATCGTTTAATTCAAGAATATACAAAAGGGAAAGAAAATACCGAACTTGAACCAGAATATATTATTAGTAATATTGAACAAATTTTAAATGATGTTGATAATAGATTAATTATATTAAATAATGAAAAATTATTCGGTAAATTAAAATTATTAAGTGAGGATGAAAAAGATTTTAAATTATTACTAAAATTTTCACTATATGAATATTTATCACCTAAGAAATGTATTTTCACCTATGGTTTAAGTAAAACTGATTTTGATAATCTTATTGTAGATATTAAACTTGCTCTTACTAGAGGTATTATTGAGCCGGGTGAAAATGTTGGTGTTATTGCTGCTCAAAGTATTGGCGAGCCAACATCACAAATGACTCTTAACACAAAGCACTCTGCTGGTGTTGCAAGTAAATCTTCTGCAAATATGGGTGTACCGAGGATTAAAGAAATTTTAAATTATAGTCGTACAATTAAATCACCACAAATGACTATTTATTTTGATGAAAGTATAAATAAAAACAAAAATAATGTTAATATTATATCATCATATTTTACACATCTTACCGTTAAAAATTTAATTAATAAAGCTGAAATTTACTATCTTATTAATAAAAACGATGATATAAATACAATCATTAAAGAAGATAAAGTATCTAATCCATTCTTCATAAATAACCAAAAAGTAGAATTAGATTTATTACCATTTGTATTTAGATTTACAATGAATGATGAAAAAATGTTAGATAAAGAAACATCATTACTCGATATTAAAACTAAATTTATTACTTATTGGTATAATAATTTTTCAAATGTAAAAACAATTAAAAAGAGTTTAAAAAATATTGTAACTAAAATTGATAAATTAGCAATTCTTGGCAATAATGATAATGTTATTCATATTAGATTTAAGTTAGTTGATTTTACGTATTCCACTATTACTGAATTTCTTAAATTAGTATTTGATGAAATTACATTAAAAGGAATTGACGGAATAAATGATATTGAACTAACAAATGAAAGACAAATAACTTTTGATGAAAATGGAAATACAAATGTTAATAAAGAATATGTATTAACATCTCTCGGTATTAACTTGCCACAAATTAATGAGATTAAAAACATAGATAAACAAAGAATTAAAATTAACGATGTTGCATCGATTTACAAATATTATGGTATAGAAGCAGCGCGTAAAGTTATTCTAGATGAATTAATTATAACATACGGAGCAGGTGGTAGTAGTGTTAATTATACCCACTTAAGTTTGCTTACAGATTTTATGACACATATCGGTGAAATTATTTCTGTTGATAGACACGGTCTTAATAAAGTAAATGTCGATCCACTGACTAGGGCATCATTTGAAAAGATTATGGAATACTTTACAAATGCTGCGTTATTCAATGAAGAAGATCCTATGAGATCTATATCTTCAAGAATTATGGTCGGACGTGTTATTCCGGGCGGTACTGGTGCATTCGATTTACTTCTTGATACAGATAAAATTAAAAATTCTGAATATATTGACGATGAAACAGGTGGTAGAAGTCAATACATTCCAATTGAAAAGGATAATATATTTGAAGATATCATTAGTAATGAATTAACTGATATGAATTTCTTCATCCCAAAATAAAAATTAATTTAAAATTTAAAATTAAATAATATATATAAAATTATTTTATATATATTATTATATGTCGATACCAACAATATCACCAAAATCAATTAAAACATATAATGATATTATTAAAGATATGGCGGACAATTATACTCCAACTGATTCTTATTGGAAAGATACTACATCTCCAAGTGGTGTTTATATAAAAAAATTTAATGACATATACAAATTTTCATTTCATTATTCAACAGACTACCCCGATCAACACGGGGTTTCAGTAGTTATACGGAGACGTATTCATCTAACAATCAACATACCATATCCTAAAACGCCCGTTATTGATTTTATATTAACTAAAGATCAAGATAGAAATTTAGTATTAGAACCAAGAGAAGAAAGTAAAGATATATATGAGATTGCTGCACGATATCCAGACATAGTTGCTGAAATAAATAATATACATGAATTTTTAAAACAATTTAGCAGCACACCTTTACCCAATTTAGGTGATCCAATAGAGTTCCCATCTCTGAATAAATATCTTGAATATAAATTAAAATATTTAATACTAAAAAATTTTATAAATAAAAAATAAATTAAATATATGTTTCAATATTTTCAGGTAATTCGTTAATATCAATATTGTAATAATTCTTCATTTTGTTTAATATTCTAACCTCGTTACTATCATTCATTTTAATCATACTAATGCTAACACCCTTTTTACCGAATCTACCACACCTACCAATTCTATGAATATATGTTTCTTTATTAATTGGTAAATCATAATTAATTACCAGATTTACTTGCGGTATATCAATACCACGTGACAGTAAATCGGTTGTTAAAAGTAATCTGGTTTTCCCATCTCTAAACTCATCTACAATTTGATTTCTTTCATCTTGAGACATTTTGCTATGAATAGATGTTATAGCAAAATTTTTTTCAATTAATTCTTTTGATAACCATTCTACTTTTCTAATTGTATTACAAAAAATAATTGCCTGTGTTGTTGATATAATATTATAAAGATCTAAAAATACATCACATTTGTATTCTTCAATTTCAGTATCAATATAAAATTGAGATATTAAATCAACCGCGATTTCTGTTTTTTTGAGAAGAATCTTAATAGGGTCAGTTAAATATTTTTCTGATACTGAAAATACATAATTATTTAATGTAGCGGAAATTAAAATTTTTTGAGTATCTGTATTTATACTTGAAATGATATTGTAAATATCCTTATTCTCATTATTATTAAAAATATTATCCGCCTCATCGCATACAAATATTTTTACACTATTATATAAATATTTCTTCTTAGAAAAAAGATGATTTATACGCCCGATTGTACCAATAATTATATTACATGTTTTGATACTATTAAAATCGTCTATAATATTAGTACCACCTATATATATCCCTACTTTTAAACTACTGTATTTTGCAATAGAAATAGCAACATTATATATTTGTTTTGCTAATTCTCTTGTTGGGGATATAATAATACTTTTTTCATTATTATTTATATTATTCATTATACCCAAAAGATATGTCCCTGTCTTCCCAGTACCAGATTGAGATTGAAGAATACAATCAGCCCTAGTATTTATAGCTTTAATCCCTTTTACTTGAATAGGGGATGGGTTTTTAAAGCCATATATAAAAACACCTTTTAATAAATCATCTTGAATATTTAAATTATTAAATTCTTTATGTTCATTATTATCGTTATTTTCGTTATTTTCGTTATTATCGTTATTATCGTCCATTTTAATATTATAATAGTTATTTGTTTATATATATCTATATATAATTTATGAATACCTATCCATATAAAAAAATTGATATAATATTGATTTAGAGAGAAAGTTTATATATACCATTATGTCTAAAGCTCAAACAGTATATTACAAACAATTTACACCATCCAATCTGGAATTCACCAACCCCGAAGAAAATACACGTAGTAAAAATCAACTAATTGGTTATGTTCGTCATAATAACGGTCAACTACTTCTAAAAACTGATTTTATGAAGCTTACTGGCGGTGGAGTACCTCGTATTGACGACTATCATCCTGATGATACAAAGCGTCGTTATATGCGAGTTCCTGAAAATGAAGATTCGACGGAACTATTTAATATCCTCCGAAAGGTAGATGAAATTCTTGGGAGCGAAGAAACTAAATCACGTTTCTTTGGTGGAAAAGCTAAAAAGTATAGTTATGTCCCAATTGTTCGCGATCCTCTAGTAGATGAAGACGAGTCAGTTGAAAACAAAAAACCATCATATATTAAACTAATTTTCCCAACAACATATCCAGATGGAAATATTACTACTAATATTTTTTGGAATAAGGAAGATGGTAATACACCAGAAAAGCAGGTTGTGACTACACCAGACGAAGCAATGAAAGCAGTACCGTATCTTTCAACAAATCGATATATTGTTTCACTCGTTAAAACGTGGGCACATCAATCTAAAATGAAGGACCCACAGTACGGACTTACACTTAAGATTATTCAGATTGAAACCAAGCACGGTAGTTCTAGTGGAGGCGGTATCAACCAGTTTCTAAACAGCAGTCAGTTTATTGGAGATGAAGATGTATCATCTTCATCTTCTGAACAAATTTTTACACAACCTGTAACACAGTCTGTAACACAGCCTGTAACACAGCCTGTTACACAGCCTGTAACACAGCCTGTAACACAGCCTGTAACACAGTCTGTAGCTGAATCAAATGTGGTCGAATCAGAAGATAGTGATGCTTCGTCATCTGAATCCGAATCAGAGTCTGAAGATGAAGCACCACCACCACCACCACCAAAGAAAAGTGGGAAGAAAAAAAAGTAAATTTATTTAAATAAAAATATACAATATATATAAATATATATAAATGTCTCAAAAAATATTTGATATAAAAGAATTCCCGACTCTAAAAAAAATAGACGAGGACTTAAATATTAATTTAATACAAATTCAAATTGAATGCAATAAATTAATATCAAATATAAAGGATATATCAATTAAAAGAAAAGCAGGCGAATGGTCAAATGATACTGCTATACAATTAGTTGATAATTTAAATAAAGAAAATAAATGGATGTTTGGGTGGACACAAAAAGAGAATTGGAAGAATTATCTATTAATTTATAATGGTAATATGATGCAAGATATTGAAGATAAATTACCATCATTATATAAAATATTAAATAAACACAAGCATCGATTTAATGTAGTTGGGTTATCATTATTAGAACCTAATTCTAAAATACCATATCATTATGATGTTGATACAAATTATGAGAATAATAGATTAGTTTATCATTTTAATATCTATG